CTATCCCGCGTCTTGACTGGTCAAGTTTCGGTTGGCCTCGTCGTACTCCGGGCTTCGGTGTCCGTGCTCTGGCTCGATCCTTCCACTGACGAGCCATAGAGCGTACTCGGGAAATGAGTCTGCAAGGATGCCGATCTCCTCCGTCCCGATACGGATTTTCTCGCTGCTGATGTTGCGCCAGCGGTCGTAGTTCTTGCCGCCCTTCTCGCTAAGCCGCTTCGGACCAATCACCCGTATCAATCGAAGCGCTCTATCTCGCACAGAATCCATATAGCAACAATTCATGATGCGTAACATTTACGCGGACCATTTTGGGGTGTAACTTTTACGCATGCGTAAATGTTACGCAGATATTAGCGCCGCTAATAAAGCCCAACATAGTGCAACAAAGGCCAAGGACATGGAAGGAAACCTACCGCCGATAGACCTGCTCAACGCGCCCCCGGTCATGCCGTGGCGCCAGTTCGCGGACTGGATTCGCATGGGCGACGAACACGACGTGGTGTGGGGCTGGATTCGCAACGGCTACATCCCGTCGCACAAGGTCGGCAAGTACGTGATGGTCAACGTGGCGCTGCTGGTTAAGCAGCTCATGGAAAAGGAATGGGACACATGATCCGCGCCGCTCACGGAAAGCCAGGGGATGGGATGACCTATGTCGAAGCCAACCAGCTATCTACGCCTTGTGCACGCCCAGGACTGCGACTGCTCTGTCTGCTGGTCCAGACGCGAAATGGCGAACCCCGTTCCCTCCCCGTCCACACGCTGCGCCCAATGCCGCCCCGCCTCTGCGCGGCCGATTCGCACGCTGCAAATGGGCTGCGTCGGTGGAACCTGGAAGCCTCTGGTCTCGGAGTGGACAGTGGAACCGGCCTATATCTGCGAGAAGCACACGCCACCCGACCGCCCCGCGAAGTGGTGGAGCGTTATCTACGACTCGGGCAAGCCAACGCCCTTCGTTCCGATTCACGAACCGTTCGAGCTGGTGGGCTAAGGCCAACCGCCCCCGCCGAAGCCGAACAGGTCCAGGGCCGCGCTCCCGGCTCGTCGGATCACGCTTCACCGATCCGGCGAACGGAAGCACGGGCGGAGCGCACCCTTGACCCTGCACGAACAGAAACAGCCTCCGCTCGTGAGTGTGGGGCAGCTTCACCGCCCCGCGCTCCCGAGCCCTCGGCGGCAAGAGTGGGATGACAAGGGCAAAGCCCTTGGTGTTAACCAACTAGAGAACACGCACAACGCGAAGTTTTAACCGGTAGGCCAAGTAACAGATCACCTCGGCGAACTTGCGAGTTCACCGGTTCGGGATCGCTCGGCCTGCAGAAAGCAAAGCAGCGCAATAAAGCGCAACTAGAGAGAGGAAACACAAATGGCACGTTCGATCATGGAAGTTGCATTTCTCAGCGCCGAGAAAGTTGAGTTCGACAACGTAAAGCTGGTGAAGCTGTTTGTCGGAGACGAACCGGACGGCAAGCGTGACCTCGGCATTTCCATCCTGTCGATGAATGTCTCCGAAGAAGCCCTGGACGAAGTGTGGTCCGCCTGCGAAAGCCTCGATGTGCTTGAGCCGATCCGAGTCACCACCGAGATCGAGCGAGGCTCCAAGAACGCCGGCAAGTTCATCGTCCTGCACGTTGAGCCTGTGAAAGCAGCCGCTGCTCAAGCCCCCAAGCCGACTCAGCAACCGACCCCAACCGCCAAGCCAGCCGGCACCCAGCCGGAACCGGCCAAGGCCAACTAACCGGGAGGGGCGGCCATGCTGATCGATGACCGGGTGTACTGCGACTGCTGCGGCAACGACATGGGCAAGCTCATGGCGCTGCCCGCGCCGCAAAGCGACCTGCTGCCCGACCTCAGCCTGCCGCCCCATTTCGCCGTCTGCCCTGACTGCGAACCCTCCGAACAAACCGCCGACCTTGAGGCCGGCGAATGACTTACGCGCTCACCTGCGACGGCACCGTCTCGGTCGATGCAGGCGGGGCGCCCCTGTGTTCCGGGGGCTGGGTCTTGGTCCAGCTTCCAGAACAGTTCGACCCGAGCCAACTGGACCCCGCCGTATTGGCCCAGGTGTTCGGGATCGGATTCACGCTCGTAACCACTGTGCTGTTGATCGGGATCGGCTGTAAGGCCGTTCTCGACTTCCTCAAGCACGCCTGAACCCATTTGGAGTGACCACCATGCAAAACCTCAAACGCGTCTCCCGCGATCTGGCCCTGGCCGTTCCCTTCGCCATCGCGGCTTCCGCCTCCCACGCTGCCGGCTGGGACTACAGCACCCTGACCGATGGCGTGGACTTCTCGACCATCGCGACCGGTGTCCTCGCCGTCGCAGCCCTGCTGGCAGCGGTATACGCCGGCATCAAGGGTGCCCGCGTCGTCCTCGGCTTCCTGCGTTCGTAACGCTCACCAGCAACCCGGGCCGGCCTAGTGCCGGCCTTTCTCTTAGCGAGGTAGCCATGCAAGCGCTCTGGGAGTTCGCCTTCTTCTGCATCGGATCGGCCTGCGCTTACGCGATCTTTTCGAGGTGGTAGGGATGAAAGCCGTTCGCCTGTTGTTGCTCTGCGCTGTGGTCCTCTTGTCGTTCGCTCAAGGCGCTTATGCCGTCGACTACCACTGGTTTCGAAGTGGGTACACCAAGACGTTTCCTACACCTGATGCTGTCTGCCAGTTCTACAAAGGCTCCTTCAGTATCCCGTCATGGCGCCCTGGCGATACGCACATGACGCACGTCGTGACGTTCGATAACGAAGCGGTAGCCAAATGCCGCAACGCGTCCCAACCCTCGGATACCAACGTCAGCACCTACATCATCTATCGCGGCGGTGACTCGTGCCCTACCGGCCAGGTTTACGACGCCACGACCGGTGGCTGTGTGCCTGGGCCTGAGGAGCCAAACCAATGCGAAGCCACCAACGGCCAGACCGTAAGCCACGAACACCTGATGAAGGCCGCTGTAGGCCAACCGACCATCGACCCGCCTGGGTCTGTCTGCGGTAACGGCTGCCAGTACGCCTTCACCTACACCGCCGCCTCCAACGTCTACGTCTACACCAGCGGCAACCCGCCCGGTGTATTCGGCGTTTACGCCTATACCGGCAACGGCATCGAGTGCAACGAAAGCACCTTGCGGACCCCGGGCAACCCGTCCGAGGGCGACACCCAGGACCCGGACGACACACCGCCTCCTGAGGATGGCGACAAGTGCCCCGAGGGCTACACCTACAACGGCACCTTCTGCTCCCCGGATACCCCGCCAGATCCTGATCCGGACCCGACCGATCCGACCGATCCAACGGACCCAACCGATCCCACTGACCCGGGCGATGGCTCGGGTGATGGTGGCTCAGGCGGGGGCGGGTCTGGTGATGGCGGTTCTGATGGCGGCTCGGGCGATGGCGACGGCTCCGGCGATGGTTCGGGCGACGGTGACGGCGGCAGCTCGGGCGGTGGTGATGGGGGCACCGGTACTGGTGACGGCGAAGGTGAGGACGAAGAAGGCGAAGGCTCCGGTCCCGGCTTCTGCGATGGTGGTGACTGCTCGTTCGTTGCGCCAACCTACTTCGACGGAGCTGAGACGATCCCCGGCTTCGAGCAGTCCCTTGCCCACGTCTTCGACGGCATCCGCAATTCGCCCCTGGGCAGCGCGGTCGGCGCCATTTCCTTTCCGTCCGGCTCCGGTGCCTGCCCGTCTGGAACGGTGACCCTGTTCGGCAAGCCGATCACCTTCGATGGTCACTGCGCCCTGTGGGGCGAGATCTCCGGAATTTTCTCCGCGCTCATGCTGGCCGTCTGGTGCCTGCTGGGCGTTCGTATCGTCCTGTCCTCGTGAGGTGCCGCCATGCTTGAGAAGCTAGGTCGTTTCATTGATTGGGTGTGGGCCTTCCCCGGCAAATTGCTGCAATGGCTGCAGGATGCCTTCGACTCGGTTATCGACTTCATCGAAACCCTGCCGCAGTGGATCTTTTTTCAACTGTCCGAAGGCATCGTCTCGTTCTTCAACGCCATTCCGGTGCCGGACTTCTTCTACCAGGCCGGCAATGCGATGCAGTCGATCCCGTCCGAGGTGCAGTTCTTCGCCTCCATGTTCCGGCTCGACTTCGGCGTCACCACGGTGCTGCTGGCCTACCTGATCCGCTTCGTCATCCGCCGTCTGCCGATCATCGGGTGACCTATGGCCATCGACGCATACACCGGCATGCCCGGCCATGGCAAAACCTACGGGGTCGTTGAACACGTCATCATCCCCAGCCTGAAACAGGGCCGGCATGTGGTGACCAATATTCCGCTCGAGGTCGATGCGTTGCTGGCCGAGTTCGGCGGCACCATTGCCCAGCTACCGGCGGACTGGTTCGAGCGCCGCGATCTTTCCGAGCTGGCCCCCAACGGCTGCGTGCTGGTCCTCGACGAACTCTGGCGCCGCTGGCCGAAGGGGCAGAAGACCAACGCGGCGGCACTCGAAGACAAGGCGCTGTTGGCCGAGCACCGACACCGGGTCGATGAAAAGGGCCAGTCGATGCGCGTGGTACTGGTCACTCAGGATCTGGAGCAGATCGCCACGTGGGTCACCCTGCTGGTCGAAACCACCTACCGCATCGTCAAGAAGTCGAAGAAGTACTACCGGGTCGATATCTACCGGGGCGCTGCCAAGGGCCAGCGCCCACCGAAAACCGCCCTGCTGCGGCAGACCGCCGGGACCTTCAAGCCCACCGTATGGTGCTACTACAAGTCGGCCACGCAATCGGCCACGGGTGATGTGGGTGATGAATCGAAAGCCGATGGGCGCGCCTCGCTGCTGCGCTCCTGGGGCCTGTGGGGGCTGATCGGCATCGTCACCGTGTGCGGTGTCTTCGGCGTGATGGGCGTGCGCTCGTTCTTCAGCACGCCGGTAGTACCCAAACCACCCGAGCCGGCGCCAGTGGCAACGCCTGAACCCCAGCCCGCACCGTCGCGCACCTCCCGCGCCGCTACCGCCGTGTACAGCAAACCCGAGGGGCCGGTCATGTCAATGACATGGCGCGTGGGTGGCTACGTCATGGCCCCGGTGGGCTCATGGCGTCCACCTGCGCCCCAAGAGCCGGAGCCAGACGGGATCTACTGGCAGAACACCGGAAACGCCAAACCCGTGAGCAAGACCGCCCGCGTAGTCCTCGTCTCGAACAGTGGACTGACCCGCGTTGTACCGCTCGGGGAGTGCCGCTTCTTCGCCGGGCAGATGGATATGTACTGCGACATCGACGGCGAACGCATCACGCCCTGGACGGGCCGTGGAGCGGTTACCAGCGTGATTGATCCAGTGGCGTCGCTCAGTTCTACGCGCCGCGAGCCAGACGCCGGCGCTCGCCAGCGTAGCGCATCGGGCGCCGGCGTCGGCGCGGCGGCGCCCCGCTGACGTCCCTGTAACACGTCAGATAGAGCGAGTTGAAACCGTCCGTTAATGGACATTGTTGGAGATTCAAGAATGAGCGTTAAAGACCAAGCGAGACTGGACCACATCACCGGCAATCCGACCAAGCGCGGACGGTTGTTCGTTGATCCAGGGACTGCGGCGATCACCGATCTGTCGAAGGTCCGGTTGCTGCGCTGCGGCGTCGATACCGTCCGCCAGTTGTATCGCGGACTGATCCGTCCCGAAGTCATGGCACTCTTCGAGAAGCCGGGCGCGATGGTGGAGTTTGCTGGCGAAGTCTGGCACTCGGGACGGGTCGGCCGGGACTCTGGCTACCAGTACAAGCTCCAGAACGCCGACCTCGGCTTCATCCTGCTCATCAAGAACTTCAACGCCAAGCTGGAAAACATCGGGCCGCACCTGAAAATCGAGGTGTCGCCGCACGCCATCGACGCGCTGTCGCCGGAACGTCTGCAAGAGCGGATGGACTACTACGCCGCAGCCGTGATGACCAACCGCGAACGCAACCAGTGCGCCGTCCACCTGGCGTTGGACCTCCAGGGCTGGAAGCCTCCGGTTGATCTGGTAGCGCGCCTGCATTGCCGCGCTCGGACACACCGGGATATATCCGGCATCAAGGAACTGGAGTGGGCCACCAAATCCAGCGTTTACGGCCGGGGCGAAACGTCCATGTTCGGCTCTGCTGGTGGCGTCCAGCTGTGTATCTACAACAAGACCGAACAGGCCCGCGCGACCGATAAGCTCGACTTCTGGGAAAGCATCTGGCGTCGCCGCGACTCCCTGGACCCGAACGACCCGGACAACTACGACCCAAGCGCTGACGTGTGGCGCGTCGAGCTTCGCTATCACCACTCCGTGATCCAGCAGTTCGCCAGCGGCTCGGTAGACGTGAAGACCGGCCAAGCCATCGACACGGACTCCTTTGCGGCCTTCTCGGCCCATCTGGACGGCTTGTGGCGCTATGGCCTGAGCCAATTCAAGCTCATCGCCCGCCCCGGCTATTACGAGCCGATCTGGACGCTGATGCGCGATGACGCGCGGGTCGATCTGCCGGTCGATTCCCTGATCGATGAGACGGAATACAAGCGGTACTACAAGACCTCTCGAGGCTTTTCAGGCAAGAACGTGGAGCTGTTCCTGGGAAACTTCGTAAGCCTGCTGGCACGGGAGCGAGTGGGCGCTAAGACCGCATTTGATCGACTGAAGCAATGGGAATGCTGGCCAGTGATCCGCGACCACTACGCCGCCAAGGATATGAGCGAGCGCGACCTCTACAAGCACATCAAGGACCTGTTGCAGGAACGACACGTGCGCTGGGGGCGTGCCGTCTGATGGCGATACAGGCACTTGCTGACGGTCGCTGGCGGGTCGATGTTGAGCCGATCAAGGGCAAGCGATTCCGCAAGACCTTCAAGACCAAGGGCGAAGCTCAACGCTTCGAAGCGACGTGCCGATCCAAGCTGATCGAAAGCCCGCAATGGTCACCGAAGCCGAAGGATCGCCGACGCCTCTCCGAACTGGTGGACTGCTGGGGTCGTCTGCACGGTCAGTCGCTGTCCGACTATGACGGTCGCCGCGTCATCATGGATCGAATGGTCGAACGCCTGAAAGACCCTGTGGCCATAGCCTTCACTGCTACCGATTTCGCGGAGTACCGCGCCAAGCGCCTCGCGTCCGGCATCAGCCCGAAAACGCTGAACAATGAGCTGTCCTACCTGCGGGCAATGTTCAATGAGCTGCGGCGACTTGGTGAAATCGAGTTCGATAACCCGCTCTCGATGCTCAGAGCGATTCGGGTGCAGGAAAGGGAACTGTCCTACCTCGACAGCCATCAGATCGACCGGCTGTTCCAGGTACTGCGCAGCATGACGCACCCGCATGTCGAACTGATCGCCATGATCTGTCTGGTAACGGGTTGCCGATGGGGTGAAGCGCAAGGGCTCACGACCAGCCGGGTGGGCGATGGCATGCTCCAGTTCGTGAACACGAAGTCGAAGCGTCGTCGTGTGGTGCCGGTCGATCCGAAGCTGGCAGATCGGATTCGCCAACATCTTCGGGAACACGGTGCGTTCACCAACTGCCGGGATCGTTTCGATGAGGCGGTTTCGCGAGCCGGGCTGGGGTTGCCTGCGGGACAAAAGTCGCATGTGTTGCGGCATACCTTCGCCTCACACTTCATAGCGAACGGTGGCAATATCCTGACCTTGCAGAAAATACTCGGGCACTCGTCCCTGGCGATGACAATGCGATACGCGCACCTTGCACCCGATCATCTGCAAGACGTGTTAGCGTTTGGTCCTGCGAGAGACTTCAGGCATTTATTTAATGCACCCGATTAATCCCTAGTAATCCAAGGCAGCTAACTATCGTTATTCGACGCCGCTATTATAGCAATAACTCAATAAACTTTTTTCAAGAGAACCGTTTGTCGGAATAACCTCAAACAGCCTTTGTAAAACAAAAAGCCCTTCTATATTCAAATTGCTGTGCAATCTCCAATGATGCAGTAACGTACTCATCTTTTAAGGAGTTATAAGCATGGAAATTGAATTAGGCTGGATGAATATCACTCCCTGCTCCAAGCTTGAATGGCGACCTTTTCCTCAGATTCCCGTTACAAAGTGGGGCGAGCAAAGGCTGCATGGATATTTGTCGTTCGACTCACCTAATTGGCGTGAAGAAGCTGAGCAAAAGGCGCGAGATTGCTCAGTGGCAGCTTTTGGCACGGCAGGCGGTATCGCGGCGTTAACGGGTAACCCTGGTGCATTTTCAGCAGCTTTTGTGCCCGTATTCCTTGCTTGCATGGCAGCCAGTTTTTCGGACCTTGTAATAGACAACATTAGAATTGACACAAGGACGGTATGCATTTGGCACTAACTGATCGCACCGATTTTATTATCTTATATGTTGATTGTTGTAGTGAAATCGGTGCGACCCTCCAATAAATATTGACGAACAACAAATCATCCTTTTTAAATTGCGCAACATATAGAGCTAAATCCGACGCCATCGCCGACAGTAAAACAGCAGCCATAAGAGTGATGGCCATTTGACACGTTCACTGATGCCCTGTGCCGTGTTAGCCTTCTTTCCGTTCGTCTTTCGACACTTCTTCGACACTCCAGCCTCTGAGCGACAGTCTGGGCAGGAAAATCCTTTGTAAATCAATAAGGAAGGCAATCGCACCCGGTGGTGCGGCCGGGCTTCAAACCCGGTTGGGGGCGGCAGCCGCTCCCGGGTGAGTTCGACTCTCACTGCCTTCCGCCATCTCCTTCTCCTGTACCGCCCTCTCCTTAGCCGCCAGGTCGATGTGCAACAGGTTGACCTATGGGCGATATCAAAAAGCCATCGATTTATCGTGCGAAGCGCGTCACAATCGTCGTTTTTCTTTCCAGGGATGGGAGAGACCCTTGTGAACGATCGGATCGATGAGCGGCGTGCGTTTCATGCACTGCGAGACCATATCGATTGCCTGTTGACGGCAGGTGCTTCGCTGGTGGGCCGGGACCCGGTGCAGCTGAGCCTGCAGGGCCGCACGTTGACGGTACGGCATGGAATGCTGGTCAACGAGAATGGTCATCAGGACCTGATCGAGACGCTGGCCGAGCTGGAATGGTCGAACAAGCGCACCCGCGATATGGCGATCGAACTCTGTATCCGCCAGCTCGATCAGGCGATCAAGGAAAGCTGCGACAAGGTACTGGGCTGTTCGACGCCCGATAAATCCTGA